TCATTCGGCTCGGTATATAACTCTACGTCTTTGCGGGAAATCGTTTGATATATCTCTCTTCCCTCCCATAAGCCCAAAACCTCTATCCTTTGACCGCCTTCATTCCGCACAAAGCTAACCTTATCGCCTGCCTTGAAGGCTGCGTTATAACTCCCATCACACATCATCACTAACTTGTCACCAGGTACCAACTTTCTAGCCTGTTTCTTTTTCATAACGTTTTCCCCTTGTCAGTACGCCAGCAAGTGCCAGCCTTGGGGTGATATTACGCTTATTTGTGGGCGTGTCAAGGGTTATCGCCGATGCCTGCTAGTCATGAAGACGGCAGGCTGGGGCTGCGTCGCGCGGGGAGCATAACGCATGATAAAAGCGTCTGCCATGTTGGGTGATTTGACATCTCGCTTGGCAAGGTCTTTCTTGCTTTCAACCTTGACCTTTCCTGCCGGGCTAAAGTCTCGGTATGGCGTGGATAGTTCTGTAATCAATCGCTCTAGGTTATCGCAATCACTGGATATTGATATTATTTCAGAGGGGTTCACTTTGATGCCATTAACAACGGCCTCGTAGGTCATGCGCAATCGATCCGCCACTATCCACCAGGATTGGGCCTTGATGTTCTCGAAGTGATCTTGGTTAAGCACGCCTGGCATGTACTCTTTGTCAGAGTTCACTACGCGGCCACCAGCGTTAAACTTGTAAAACTTAATGCTCTTTCGCCTCTCGGTGTTTAGCTCATCAAACTTGGCGCCCGCCGATGCGCCCACGCCTATCGAGTCGTAATCTATCTCAGCGCCCATCTTTTCGGCGCGCATGTACACGCGGCTGCATGATTTCAATAGTTCGTTCTCGCCGCCCTTCCACTCCTCGACGTAATCAGTCAGTATGCCCTTTCCGCACGCTATGGCGTTAAGGTCCTTTCCGTCGTCCGCTATGTCATAGCCTATGCGCGTGGATCCCTCAATCGGTATTCCCAGCTTTATGTGGGCATCAACGGCTGCGTCAAGCCATGAGCGCTTGATAATCGTCTTGTCGCTATCACTTCTCGGCTGGCCTAAGTATCTGTGCGCGTATTCGTCGTAGTCCGATTCTTTTAGCGCGATTATAGTGTCTAGCGAGGTTTGGCTTATAAATGGGTTTTCGGTGTAATTGATAAGCCTCACCACTGCGCCAGCGGGGGGGCTAACGACAAAGTGTTGGTATGCAAAGTCGTTAGATAACCGAGGGTTGAAAACAATCCATATCTCTGATCCCTCTTTTCGTATCGTAGGTTCTAGTATCCCAAACATGGCGGAGGTCAGCGCGTGCGCTTCCTCGATCCATAATATGTCTATACCCTCAAGGGATTTTATTTCATCAATGTTTCGCGCCAGTCCATAAAATAAAAACTCACTCCCTGTTGTGGTGCAAGTTATCTTATCTCTTAGGATTTCAAATCTATCGGAAAGCCCGAAGCGCTCGATCTGGACTATGAGGAGGTTGTAAACTGATTCGGCAAGTTTGTTTTGAAACATGCGCGTGCAAAGAACGCGAACCTTTACTGACTGAGCGACCCGTATGGCGTTTGCGGCTGCGTCCCACGACTTTGATGAGTCTCTCCCTCCGTAGATTATCTTAAACCGAGAAGGCCTGTTCCACACGTCTCTAAGCGCGGGGTTCATCGTTGCTTTCATTTTTCGTCTTTGTAGAATTCGTCCATGCCTTTTGGCGTCATGCTGCCGTCAGCGCTTGACAGGTCGATCGCTTGCTTGTCCGAATAGCCATGATTTGCCAGAACAAGCTTAGTAATCATAGAGTTAAACACGCCGGTGATGCCGTTATTCATGGCCGATCTCTCTTGCGCAGTGTTTACCGCCATGAGCGTGTCGGATAATGCAGGGTGAATCTTTGCCCACTCGTACAGTGTTGACTTGTTTACGCCAATAAAAATAGCCAAGCCAACAGCGGAAGGAATGGCGTCCCCGAACTCCTGATACTCGTCAAGATAGCGGTCAGCCTTGTCTTGCATGTCCGCGCCGTACTTGGTTGGTCTGCCTGCGCTCATCGTCGTTCCTGCGCCGTTACCGGCTTATCGTGAGTGTGTTGCTCGTCTGCTATTTCTGCGCGTATGCGCTGCTTTTCGTGTTCGGGTAACTCGCCGTTTTCGTCTATTTCTGGCAGGTCTGCCCATGAGTACGGCGAGGGTCGCATGGTGCTAGCCTTCCCATATCATGTCGGCGAGCAGCCGATGTAGCGCGGTGAACTGTAACCGTGAGGCTAATGCTAAGTAGTCTTTTTTGTCTAGATCGATGTTCATCTCTGCGGTCATGATGCGCTCATCGATTAGTATCTGGATTGCTGTGTCGCGTTTGCTCATTGCGTCTTCCCCTTAAATCGACCCTGTTCGCGCCAGTTGTGCGCCTTGTTTCGCGGTGCTGTAAACTCGATATTGGACGCGGGGTTTTGCCCCTTGCCCCTTGCTTGCTCTTGGCCCTCTACAACTAGTGCAAAGCTTGTTGTCGAGTGCCGTGTTCGCTCTTTGACTCCAACAAGTTTAGCACCATACGTGCAGGAAGGCAACTGCTTGACGGTCCCTTGGTAGCGAGCCATCGCATGGGCCAGCCCGTCCAGTGCCGATTGCTCCACCGGGCTGCGTGGGTCGGTGTATTGATCGTCCGTGTTTTCCTGTGGTGCTCTCATGCGGCGCTGCTCGGTTGGTTGTTGTGGTGTTGATGAGGTAATGGTAGCACCTAGACAGGCGGACGCGCAACGCCTACTTGCCATCCATGTATCTGATAAAAATAGTTCCTGCTTTTGATTTCTTGCACTTTATAACAACGCCCAAAGCCTTTGACACTCTGCACACGCTCATGGTGAATGCTCGGTGCGTTATCGGTTGTCCGAAGGCATCCACGGCGCCATCAACTTCAACAATAGATTTCGTAGCATTGGCCAATATAAATCCGGCCATAGCGCCTAGATTTGACCCTTTGTTAAACGACGGGTGACTCCACTCTGATGTTTTAATAAACATAAATAATTCCTTTTTGATTGAGCTGTTATTATAGCACATAAATAACAAGATTAACAGCATTAACCGTTTGTCACGAAATCTGTTACCATTATACTCAAATAGACCGTTCCGTGACAGGCCGTGACAAAAAACTGTGAAAGGATTACCATTGATTTATAAAGGTTTATATATATATATATAACAATCTTGTCACGAAAAACACAATAACACAGTTAAAACGACACACCTTATGGGAATTTACATTATATTTATTTATTGAGTGTAAAATAATTCTCTATATATATGTATTTGAGCGTGACAAACGTACCGTTCGTGACACATGGTCGCAATTATATGATTACTATAAAGAAATACGCCAATAGGCTTGTCACGTTGTTATGAAATACCGTGACAGAATTTGAGGAAACGTGACAGAAGCGGTGGTTTCGGTTCTGGACTGACACGAAAACATGGCCAGCGAGATACGCCAGAAAATAAGTGAAAATAAATGTTGTACAATCCGCCGGACGTGCTATAGTGATCTCACTGAACGAAAACAACGACTGAAAGGGGATAGGAAATGAGCAAGCACGAAGCAAGAATCAGCGAACAATGCGGCAGCTTCTACGCGCTAATAGTAAGGATTGACCGCGACGGACAAGAGAGTGTAATTCACGGATATGCAAGATTTTTTAAAAGCTTAAAAGCAGCTCAAAAATCAACAGCCAAGTATATTGACAGCCTTTAACAACCAGCCCCGAAAGGGGCGCAACAACTTAGGGGGATATCATGTACGCAAAAGAAATCTTAAAATTGTATGCTTCCGGCAGCTACGGTACGCCGGACGCACCGATTCGTAGCAGCTCGATTAAGGCCGCGTTTTGGCGTGTTTACCTTGGCCATAGATCGGCATCTGAATACAAAGGGCTAAATACTTATCAAGCGGCACTTGCTGGTAAGCAGGCTAGCCTTGCGGCAAAGAACAAATAACCGCCCTTCGGGGCGCTTTACGGGCCGCAATAAAGCGGGCCGACAAATAGGGAATACAAGGCATGGCAATTATCGAAAGCGGAAAAACAAAATCAGGTGATAGACTGAGACTTGTTACTGCCAAGAAAGGAGCACGGGTTATAATTGAGTGCACAAACTACAGTGCCGGTCGTAATGTAAAGACGTGGAGGTTAATCCGACTCACTACTAAAATGAGCCATTTTGATTTTCAGGCATACTCTAAAGAGGGCGCTAGCTTAGAGGTTGCTAAAGCAAAGTTCGACAAAAGGAATGCGGGCTAATGACTAAACCCCACGGCAACACCGGCCACCAGAGGGCCATGAGGGGCGACAAACCCCTAGGTGTAGTGATAGGTATCAGGTCAGAGCTAGAATTCAGGGAGGGCGTGCGTCAGGCCGCTTGCGCGGCCAGCATGACGGTTAGCGAGTGGTGCCTGATAGCGTTACGCGAAAAACTCCAGCGGGACAAGGGTGGCGCGTGACCTAACCCCGGCGAAGCGCACGGCCTCTTTTGCAGCGTGCGCACCGTCTATGCGCGACAATATGCGCTTCCAGCCAGCCCCCCATGCCGTGCTCCTTAGTATTGATTGCAGCTCTGCATGGTTGTTAGCTATCGCCAAGTATCCGCCGTCTACCATCATCCCGTACCGCCCCAGAACATCATTAGCGACCGATTGCGAAAGCCCATCAACGTACATATCCGCGCCGCTAGCAACGCGTACGACCTCGCCCACCGAGCGCTGCATAGTGCCGCCCGATGTGGAGTCGAACCGTACTTGCGCCTGCATGATTCGCGTAATGCACGACTCCTCGTCGCTGACTGCCTCTGACTCCTTCGCGTCCGAGAAGTCCATCTCCTTCACCCATCGGCGTGCGTCCTCGAGCGATATCTCGCCGCTGGTCGTCAGGCTATAATAACCGGCAAGCAGCGTTCCCACCTGGTCGCCCATGCGCTGACTGCCAAGCACTTCGGCCACTGCACGGCTCAGCGTCTTGGCGTTGATGCGTATCGTAGGCATAAGACGATACGATC